CACTTGGTTCACCCATTCGTGGTGGTGAGATTATGCACACAGGTATGATTCCGTTCTTAAAGAAATGGTTTGGTGACCTGCGTAGTTGTTCACAAGGTGGAATACGTAATGCGTCAGCTACAGTTTTTTATCCTATCTGGCATCATCAGTTTGATGATCTTATCGTACTTAAAAACAATCAAGGAACAGAAGAAACCCGTGTCAGACACATGGACTATGGTGTGGTCCTCTCTGCTTTCTTCTGGAGACGATTCAAGAACAAAGAAAACATAACATTCTTTGACCCTAACGAAGTTCCTGACCTGTATGAAGCATTTTACAAGAACACTGCATTGTTTGAAGAACTATATGTCAAGTATGAAAAACAAAAAGGTCTTCGCAAGAAAACAATGAACGCAGAAGAAGTATTCAAAAGTGGAATACTGAAAGAACGCACAGACACTGGGCGTATTTATCTAGTGTTCATTGACAACGTAATGAAACAGGGTCCGTTTGATCCTGAGTATCATACCATTTACCAGAGTAACCTATGCTGTGAAATACTATTACCTACTAAATCTTTCAAGCGTCTTGATGATGCTGATGGCCGTATTGCTCTTTGCACACTCGGCTCAATCAACTGGGGAGCATTCCGTAATCCAGAAGACATGCGCCGTGCTTGCCGCATTCTACACCGCAGTCTTAACAATATACTTGATTACCAAGACTTTTTATCTATCCAGTCCAAACTAAGCAACGATGAGATTCGCCCACTAGGTATTGGTATTACAAATCTTGCCTACTGGCATGCTAAACGTAGTTTGAAGTACGGAGAGCGAGATGCACTAGCCGAAGTTAAAACATGGGCAGAGCATCAGGCGTTCTACTTAACAGAAGCCAGTGTAGAACTTGCTAAAGAACGCGGCAGGTGTTTGGGTAGTGACGAAACAAGATATGGTAAAGGCGTATTCCCTTGGGAACTACGTGCTAAGGGTGTTAATGAACTAGCAGACTTTGCCCCCGAACTAGATTGGGAAATACTACGAGTACAAATGCTAGCACATGGTGTCCGTAATGCTACACAAATGGCCATTGCTCCTGTAGAATCAAGTAGTGTAGTTATCAATAGCACTAACGGTATTGAAATGCCAATGAGTTTGATTAGCGTTAAAGAAAGTAAAGCAGGCAGCTTTACTCAAGTTGTTCCGGAATATCACAAACTAAAGAACAAGTATCAATTGATGTGGGAACAGAAAGATTGCGATGGTTATCTAAAAACAGCAAGTGTACTAGCAGCATACATTGATCAAAGTATAAGTACTAACACATTTTATAACCCCGCTCACTTTGCAGATCGTAAAGTTCCAACTACATTGATAGCAAAGAACTTGATGCAGGCACACATGTGGGGCCTCAAGACCTTCTATTATAGCCTCGTGAACAAACAGGGTAGCAAAGCTGACGCTGAAATCGCACCACCGATGTTAGAACATATAGATTTTGATAATGAAGAAGATTGCGAAAGTTGTAAATTATGAGTAAAGCACAGTATAACCTAAACACAAAAACAGACTACTTAAATCGTAAAATGTTTCTAGACCCAGCAGGTCCAGTGACTATCCAACGCTTTGAAGAAGTCAAGTATCCAAAGATTGCTAAGTTTGAAGAAACAGCAAGGGGATTCTTTTGGCAACCAGAAGAAGTTAGTCTTACCAAAGATTCAAATGACTTTAAAGATGCTAGCGATGCAGTTAAACACATCTTCACTAGTAACTTGCTAAGACAAACAGCATTAGATAGTTTACAAGGTCGTGGCCCAAGTCAAATCTTTATGCCTGTTATTAGTTTGCCTGAACTAGAAGCACTTGTTTACAATTGGACCTTCTTTGAAACTAATATTCACAGCAAGAGTTATAGTCACATTATTCGTAACATCTATAATGTGCCTAAAGATGTATTCAATACTATACACGACACACAAGAAATTATTGACATGGCGTCAAGTGTTGGTAAGTATTATGAGGACCTACACAGAATTAACTGTGCAAAAGAGTTAGGTCAACCCGTAGAAGAACAAGAACATGTAAGAGCAATTTATATGGCTCTACATGCTTCATACGCTTTGGAAGCATTCCGCTTTATGGTATCATTCGCTACAAGTCTAGCAATGGTTGAGAACAAAATCTTTATTGGTAATGGCAATATTATCAGTTTAATTCTCCAAGATGAACTTCTACATAAAGGCTGGACTGCCTACCTTATTAATCAAGTGATTAAAGATGACGCACGTTTTGCAGCTATTAAACCAGAATGTGAAACTGAAGTCTATCAATTGTACATGGATGTTATCCGTGAAGAAAAAGCCTGGGCAGACTATTTGTTTAAGATGGGCCCGGTTATCGGCTTAAATGCTAATGTATTAAAAGACTTTGTTGATTACACAGCAGTAGGAGCATTGAAAGAAATTGGTATTAAGTATCAAGGTAACAGTCCAAAATCTACCCCTATTCCGTGGTTTACTAAACACAGTGATACATCAAAGAAACAATCAGCATTACAAGAAACTGAAAGTACTAATTACGTTTTGGGTGTAATGGGTGAACACCTTGATTACGATCAATTACCAAATTTATAAAAGGAAATAATATGACAGCAGTTATTTGGTCCCGCTACCACTGTCCTTATTGCGACCAAGCAAAAGCATTGCTAAAGAGCAAAGGGATACAATTTGAAGAAAAGAAAATCGGCGACGGTTATACAAAAGAAGAATTACTAGAGGCAGTACCAAATGCCCGTACAGTTCCACAAATTTTCCTAGATGGAGAACTTGTGGGTGGGTTTACTGAACTCAAACAAAAATTAACAGAAAGTATCTAATGCAAGTAGGAAAAGTATATACATTTAAATTAAACTCAGGTGAAGAAATGATTGCCAAAGTTATTGATATAACACGGGATAATATTATTATCACAGAGCCGGTGTCAATTGCCCCCGGTCAACAGGGAATGCAGATGATTCCTAGTATGTTTACCGCAGAACCACGCGGAAATGTAACGCTAAATACTAGTGCGATTGCTTTTTATGCAAATACTGATGATAACATCAAAGACAAGTATATTGAAGCAACAACTGGAATTAAATTACCAGATAAAAAAATTGTAATGGGATAACATGGCAGCATTGAGTAGAAAGGGTGATACCAATCAACCGGGCGGCGCGATATTGCGCGGTGCCGCAACGGTGTTTTGTAATGGCATTCCAGTTGGACTGCATGTAAGCCCCATCTCTCCTCATGCACCTTGGGGAGACCCCCACCCACCACATGACAGTGCCAGAACAACTGAAGGTAGTCCTACCGTCTTTGCTGAAGGATGTCAAGTTCTTAGAATAGGTTCAGGTAACACATGTGGACATCGTATTGTACAAGGTAGTAAGGATGTATTTGTACCATGAGCAACACCGGCAAACAAAGTCCTTTAGGGGTAAATGTAATGGCAGGCTTGCTGCAAGGCAAAGGCTTTTGGATTAATCAACCTTCTGCAGGATATATGGGCGCAAGTACGTCTATAAGCAATTATACATATGGTAGTATAGTATACAGCACAGTATTGAATAATTTAACCAATGCTATTCGTGAGGGATGGGTTAGATATAATGCCGGAGATTTGAGTTTAACTACATATACTAATTTAATATCTGTAGGAAGTACACTTATCCCTGCATTAGGTAACAGCCCACCGGCCACTTATACTTACACCGGTTCCCCAAGTTGGGCAGGCGCCGGATATGCCGGAGAAACTGCTAGCTACGGATATGTTAGACTATTTGCATGGCAAGCGTATAATGAATTTAATTATAACAATACACTTGCTTTAACCGGATTCTATAATGATTTTGTAGGTTCATTTATGTCTGCTAGTACATTTATTGATTATTCAAATCAATCAATAATGACGATGCACAATTCACTGACTTTTTTAGATGGTACATACAGTAATATGAACGACTTGATAACCGCTGATATCACCGGTGTAAGTTTAGCTACAACTGTATTTGGTCAAGATTTGATTAATTTAGGTAGAGCAATTGATCTATCTACATTATGGACGTTTGGCTTTCCTAGCCACTTACTAGCAACAATAAAAAAGTACAATGCACTAACAGATTCATTGACATTGGCATTGTTGGCTAGCGGATTAACTAACAGTGAAATAGAACAAGTAATTACAGATACAGGCGTAACCACTGCACAGCAACAAAAAATATACGCAGCATTTTTAATAATAACCGGTGTAGATTTAGAAAGCATATTAGTTTCGCTAAATTGTAAAACAACAGGATTTGATAATTTAGGTGACTTGTTAAATGTAAGAAAACTATTTCCAAATAGTTATGATACACTAACCGTTCCTATCTATAATGCTGTGAGAGGACTTCCCACAAATAGCAAAACATATTATCCTATATTCCATGAATTGCCACCTGTGCCCCCAGTTATTTCACCTGGTCCACCTCCTCCAATTGAAAGAGGGGGTGGCTATGAGTTTGGTGGCGGCTGGTCAGATCCAAATGATACTGATACTGGCCTTAGCGATGGTGGATTAGCCGGTGATGCAAACGGCGGCGGTCTAGGTGGAAACGGCGACGGCGGAGCAACTGCTTAAAATAAATTATGGCTACATTAGGTTTACCAGTTAATATACAAATTATACCAGAAGGATTTGGTAGTTACTTGCGTGGGATATTACCGGACGATGTAGCTACATCTGCCGGTGCATTTGGCGCAAGTATGCAGCAGATCAAAAATATAACAAAAACACCCATAGAAAAATTTGCTCAGGTAGTTGCAACTATGGAAACAACTAATGGTTTAGCATTAGTCAACGGTACCAATGTGCCCACTGACGTTCCTGAAGCGCAAATTGCATTAAATATAGTAGCATTAGGTAGTGGACCTTATAAAACATACACGTATTCTGATTTCTTTGGTAGCATGTCAGGTCTTCCCTATCCGTGGAAAGAATTACAAACTCTAATTCAAAATATACAAACTACTACATTAGAAACTATATATGCAGACTTATATACCGCGACACAAGGTTCTAGTGTAGGCCTTGATGCAGCCGTGCAAGCTATAATAGATTTAGCAAACGCAGAGATTGCCGTTATCAGAACATTACATCCAGGACAGTCAGTACAATTAAACGAGTTGTATGAGCAAACCGGTA